GGATATAATGCTTTTAGAAACTAAAGTTTCCATCAACACTTCTCCAGTTGATACAGAAACTAATCGCAATGATATAGTAACTGTATCTTCTCTGTACTGTTTACTGTTACCTATTCCTAGATATCTAGCACCAGCACCTCCAGATTTGAGATTAGCCTCATAGCTAACAACTCCTCCCTGAACCAATAACCCTGCAAAAAGCAGTGGTTGCATTTTATTATCTTCTTTAAATTCTTTACGAGTACTTCTAATTAACTGTCTTTCTTTTGTTAGGTCATCTAAACCTACACGTTCTACTACTCTAAAAAATTCACCACCTGCTGCATGTTTAAAAGCTCTAATTAAAAATGCTTCAGGAGCTTGTGTAATAGCTGTACTAAACAAAGCAAACGAACTATTACTTCTACGTTGACCTGTTAAGTCTCTAAAGCTATTAGGGTATATAGCTATAGTTGGTCTTGCTTTTGCACTTGGTAAATTTTTTAATTCTTCTGACTGTAAATCTAATATAGAACTAGACTTTATATCTTGTGTTAATAGTAAGTCTTGATTCTGATTTAATACAGCACAACTAGAAAGTAAAGCTACCGATAGGCAAAGATATAGTTGTCGTATTCCCATCACTGTCCGTAATATTTAAAGTTATTATTCCATCGACAACACTATATTCTATTCTGTTGCCCTCTAATTCTAGTACACCACTATCGCTTGGAGTTTCACCAAATAAATTTTCTACTAACTGTCTAGATAATTGTGCATATATTCTAGACTCTAAATTTCTTATAAATCTTGCAAGTGTTGTATTTTCTTTGTCTCTTGCTATCTGGTCTTGTAAAGCTTTAATCTCTGCTTTCAATGCTTCTTTACGATTAAACTCTTGGTTCTGAATTGTCAAGTAATGTGATGAAGTTCCTATACCACTAAAACTAGGACTGTTAAACTTAAACACCATTTCGTCTGCAAAGAGTTTAGAGTTGCCCCAAAAAGCTAATAACATAAAACCAAACATAACTACTTGTACTATAGAAGCTACAGTAATTTGTTTCATAGGATGTACTTTTTCTAAATCATTTAAGTTCATTGTAGTTGCTCCAACACACTGACTATAAATAAAAATATAAATATAGTTATTATAGGTATTTCTAATTTAATCTTTTCGCTGGTCTTTCTTTCCATCTGCTCTCGCTAATCTATCTACGTCTACTTGTATACCCATAGCTGTTCTTACCATAGAGTCTATGCGTATCATATCGTTGTCCATTTGTCTTACTCTATCTATCAAAGAAACTATCATACCATGCTGAGTGTCTAATTTTTTATGTACGTCAGCTATTAAAGCACTAAATAGTTTCCAAACCATCCACCCAGCAGCAACTGCAAAAGCTGCAGGAATACCTACAGTTTCTAAGATGGTCATAAAGTCTCTAGAGTCCATTATCTTCCTTTTGCTAAACTACCACCAAAGTACATGCCAATAATTGCTGATACTAAGTTGGTGTCTAATTGTGTAATTACAAGTCCTTGAAATGTTATCCATTCAAATACTTCTCTACCGGGTTTTAAAAACCAAAATCCCGGATTCCAATTTGTATATCCTACTGTAACACTTACATCAGGATAATAAACAGCTACAAGTTTTGGTAAAAGAACAATAGCAAATACTGATGTCAGTGCTATAATTCTTCTAGTCCATGCAAAGCCTTTATCTTTTAACCCTTGGTCAAGTGATTGCTTTCTAGCTTTCATATCAAACTCACCACGAGTTATAAGAAGTTTTTGTGCTTCTGCTTTAGCCTTACGACTTTCAGACCAAACACTCATAACTCCACCAAGAACTGTTGAAGCTAACATAGTTATTATTTCAAATGGAAATCCCATATTATTATTCTTTATAGGGGTCTTGCCATAGCCCTTGAGCAAATTCTAATTCTTGTCTTCGTCTATTTACTAAACCTTCGTCTACTCTTGGAGTACCGTCAGCTCCTGTAATTTTAGTAAATCCTATATTTGGGTCGAAAGCTTCTTTATAAAAACCTTCTATATTACCTTGTGCTAAATTTTGATAAGCTTTAGATTTTTTAAATGCTCCTTGACCTACGTTAAATATTAAACTAACAGCAGAATCTTGTACATTTTTAGGAATTGTTTTTCTTATTTCTTCAGGTAAAGTTTTATTTAAATAATTTCTTTCTTCATTAATTCTATTCCTAACCATTTCTACAGTTTGTCCTACTGTTGCTTGTGTAATACCACTTCCTGTAATACCACCT